CTTACACAGCAGCTTATGTAAGTGGAACTTCTTTTACAATTAATGGTGCTGATGTAACTTCAGAATATCATGCAGGTAGAAGAATAAAAATTTATTTAGCAACTACAGCTGCATTTAGATATGGAGTAATTGCTAGTTCATCTTTTTCTACAAACACAACTGTCAATGTAACTTTTGATAGTGGATCATTAGCAAATGAAACTTTATCAGTTTATCTTGCAATACTTACAAAAACGAATGACTCTATACCTACAGGAATTTCTGCAACTAAAATTGCAGATGGAACAATTTCAGATACAGAATTTCAATATTTAAATGGTGTATCAAGTGCTATCCAAACTCAATTAGATGCTAAACAAGCAACTATAACAGGATCAGCTACAACAATTGATACAGAATCTTTAACTGCAAACAGAGCTGTTATTTCTAATGGCTCACAAAAGATTGCAGTATCAGATGTAACCGATACTGAATTAGGTTATTTAGATGGGGTTACAAGTGCAGTACAAACTCAAATAGATTCAAAACAAGCTACCATAACTGGTGGTGCATCAACTATAGCATCGTCTGACTTAACCGCTTCAAGAGCATTACAATCAAATGGTTCAGGTAAAGTAGAAGTTAGTGATGTTACAACAACTGAACTAGGATATTTAGATGGAGTATCATCTGCAATTCAAACTCAGTTAGATGCAAAACAAACAAGCGATGCTCAATTAACTGACATTGCTGGACTAACACCAACTGATAGTAATTTTATTGTTGGGGATGGATCAAATTTTGTAACAGAGAGTGGTGCTACTGCTAGAACTTCTTTAGGATTAGGTTCAATTGCAACACAAGCTGCAAACAATGTTTCAATATCTGGTGGAGCTGTAACAGGACTTGGTTCTCCATCTGCTAGTTCAGATGCTGCTACTAAAAATTATGTAGATCAAGCTGTTGCTGGACTAAGAACTAGAACGATAGCCGAATGTGCTTCTACAGCAAATGTAAATTTATCAAATGGTTTAGAAGCTGGTGATAGTATTGATGGTGTTACCCTTGTTGCTGGTGACAGAGTTTTATTAAAAGATCAAACAGATGCTACTGAAAATGGATTATACTTAGCAGTATCAAGTGGTGCTGCATCAAGAGATCCAGAGCATGATAGTATTGCAGAATTATCTGGTGGAATGGTTGTAGTTAATCAAGGTTCAACAAATGATAATAAAATATTTTTATGTACTACTGATAATACTGGATCAGTAGGTTCAACTAATATTACTTATACTGTTATTACTCCATCTAATGTTGGAACAGTAACTTCAGTAGCAGTAGCAGATTCAGGTTCTTCAGAATTTACAGTAGCAAACTCACCAATTACTTCATCAGGTACAATTACACTAGCAGTCAATTCTATTGCTAATACTAAAATTACAGGATTAGGAACAGCTTCCACAAAAACTGTTGGAACTTCTGCAAACAATGTGGTACAACTTGATGGTTCTGCGAAATTACCTGCTGTAGATGGTAGTCAATTAACAAACATAGATGCAGCTTCAGCTGGATTTGCAGTTGCTATGGCAATTGCACTTTAATTAATAAAAGGAAAAAATAATGGCACAAGATTTTGAAAGAGTTTTAAAAACTAGCATAGGCACATCTGCTACAGAAGTTAGAGCAGCAGCTAATAGTGATGACGCAATTATTGGTATGAGATTTGCTAATAAATCAGGTTCAGCTGTAACTGTAGATGCTACTGTTAAAAACTCAAGTACAAGCTATTATTTGATAAAAGATGCACCAATACCAGCTGGAGGTTCTTTAGAACTTATAGATGGTGGTTCAAAAGTAGTTCTACAATCAGGAGATAGTGTTGAAGCATTATCAGATACAGCAAGTGCTGTGGACTGCATTTTATCAGTAGTAGATTCAATTAGTACATAAGGATTATATAAATGGCTTATATTGGTAATATACCAGCAGAAAGTTACGCAAGTTTTGAAACAGAAACATTTACAGTTTCTGCTACAGCTAACTATACTTTATCTCATGCAGTAACCAATGAGAATGAAATTAGATTAGTTATCAATGGAGTAGTTCAACAACCTGGATCTGGTAAAGCATACACAGCTTCTGGTACAACTTTAACACTTACAAGTGCAACAGTATCTGGTGATTCCATGTATGCAGTTTATCTTGGCAGAGCTTTACAAACTGTTAATCCACCAAACGCATCTGTGGGTTTATCTCAACTATCTGCTACTGGTACAAAAGACGCAACTACATTTCTAAGAGGCGATAATACTTTTGCATCAGCTGGTTCTCCAAGCATAGTTGATAATGGAGATGCAACAGCTATAACTATTGATAGTAGTGAGAATGTTGGGATAGGAATTTCTCCAACACCTCCAACTGCTTATGGTGGATTACATATTCATTCAACTTATCCAGTAATGAAATTATCATCAACAGCAACTGGCTCTGGTACTGGTGATGGTTTTGTTGCAAGAATTGATAGCACACCAAGAGTTGAACTTTGGAATTTTGAAAATTCTGATATGGTTTTTGCTACTAATGATACAGAACGTATGCGTATTTTTAGTACTGGTCAAGTTGGTATTGGCGAAACATCATTAGGTAATAATACATTATATGTAAAAGGAAATACAGGAAGTCCATTAGTTACATTTTATGATCAAAGAAGCACAAGCACATTTGATGTTTTTGCTATAAATTCAGACCATGCTGGAACAGAAACAAGACATTTTTTAATTGAAGCTGATGGAGATGTTTTTAATACTTTTAATAGCTATGGTTCTTTATCAGATAGAAAATTTAAAGAAAATGAAACTGATGCTAATTCTCAATGGAATGATATTAAAAAATTAAAAATAAAAAATTATAATCTTAAAATTTCTCCAGACAAACAACTTCTTGGAGTTATAGCACAAGACTTAGAAGCATCTGGTATGAATGGTCTTGTTAAAGATAAACCAGATGTACTTTATACTGAAAATGATGTTTTGCCAGAAGGTAAAAATATCGGAGATATAAAAGAAGAAAGTTATAAAGAAGTTAAATATTCTGTTTTATACATGAAATCAGTTAAAGCACTTCAAGAAGCTATGGAAAGAATTGAAACACTTGAAGCTAAAGTAACAGCATTGGAGAACGCATAATGGCAATAGATAAAATACAATCAGAATCAATTAACCTTGCAGATAACTTTGCATTTACAGGAACTGTAACTGGTGCTGGTGGAATTACACTAGCTGATCAATGGCATATAACAGCAAGTATTGATGCTGGTAATTCTAATACTGACACAGTTATTACAAACTGGACACAAGATGGATATGGTGAAGATGGAAGAATAGGTACAATGTCCGAAAGTTCTGGAATATTTACTTTCCCATCAACAGGCATATACCTTTGTGAACTTGCTCTTACATTTTATTATGGTGTAGCTGCTTCTAATTATAATTATTCAAGAATACAAGTTACAACTAATAATTCCTCTTATAACACCAGAGCAGAAACAACTAATTTTACCAGAGCTGCTGAAAACTATATAACAACATCACCAACATCAATGATTATAGATGTTACAAATACATCTAATGTTAAAGTAAGACCAGTTTATCATGTAAGAAGTTCTGGAACTGATGTTGAGGGTGGATCTATTGTAAGAAGTTATTTTAAATTTATAAGATTAGGCGACACATAAAATTAAGGAGGTAACAAACTATGGCACAACTAAGTACAAAAATAAAATCATACTGCGAAGCTAATGGAGTTTCAAATGTAGATTTTATGAAAGATGTTATGTTGCAAGACGATAGTGATGGCAATGGTGCTTACATTAAGGAGTGGAATTTATCAATTTCTCAACCAACAGACGCACAATTATCAGCACAAGAATCAGCAGCTAACAAAGAAGAAGCCAATGCACAAGTTAGATCAACAAGAAGATCAGCTTATGGCGATATTGGTGAACAGCTAGATGAAATTTATAAAGATATAAATTCTTGGAAAGCTAGAATTAAAAGTATAAAAGATAAT